ACCTTTAAACATTACAGCAATGAGTAACATCGAAGATAGAACTCGTGCTATAGTAGCAAGATACAAAAACAACTAAAAACAAAAACAAAAAAACAAAAACATGGCTGATAACTTAACCATCACCTCAACCTACGCTGGCGAATTAGCGCTACCGTATATTGCAGCAGCTGTCCTTTCAGGGGATACTATTGCAAACAACTACATCACTGTAAAAGAGAACGTAAAGTACAAAGCTGTACTTAAGATTCTTGCTTCAACAGGATTAGTTAAAGCTGCTACTTGCGACTTTGACAACTCTACTTCTACCTTAGCTTTAACTGAGAAGGTATTAACGGTTACTGACCTTATGGTTAATATCCAACTTTGCAAAGCAGAATTTACAAAAGATTGGGAAGCTTCTCAAACAGGACGTGGCTTTATCAATGATGTAGTTCCTGCTAACTTCTCTGACTTTTTGATTTCTCACTTGGCTGCTAAGGTTGCTCAAGAGATTGAGTGCAATATTTGGAAAGGTAACTGGCCATCTTCAGGATTCACAGGATTCAACGGTTTACAATACTTAATTGATGCCGGTAAAGGTGGTACACCTGATGTAGATTTCGCTGCTTCTTTGGATGCTACTAACGTAATTGCTAAATTGCAGTTATGTACTGATGCATTGCCTGCTACATTGGTAGGTTCACCTGATTTGAAAATCTACGTTAACCGTAAGACTGCACAGTTATACCGCCAAGCTTTGGCTACTGCAGGTTATTTGATGACTTACCAAGGTACTGCTACATTCCCATTGACCTTCAACGGATATGATGTGTATGTTTGCCCAGGTATCTCTGATTCAGTAGTTATCTTAGCTACACCTGAGAACTTAGTGTTCGGAACTGATTTGAATTCAGATTTTAACGAGGTGAAAGTAGTAGATATGAGCTTCACTGATGCATCTGATAACGTGCGTATGGCAATGAGATTCCGCGCAGGTGTTCAATACGCTGTACTTGGTGATATCGTTATCGGATTTGATAACTAAATAATACTCCTTTGTTAAAAGAGTGGGTTAGCTAATAGCTGCCCATTCTTTGCAAAGAATATTTAACTAAATAATAAAAAATAACTATGAGCTGTCTAACTACCGCTGGCATATTGATCGCATGTAAAGAGGCGATTGGAGGTATTAAAGCCTTATACTTAGGAGATTACGCTACATTCTCAAACACTGCTACTATTAATGGAACAAGTAATTTAGTTACTGCTCTACCTGCAGGGGATGTTTATGAATTTCAATTACCTAAGCACACAGGATCATTCACAGAAGAGGCTGCTATCAGCATCGAGAATGGCACTGTATATTACACACAAACTGTTGTGGCTATGTTTCATGGCATGACTGCTGCACGTTCACTTGAGCTTCAAAACATTTCTAAAGGTCGCAACATATTATTCGTACAGGATAATAACAACAATATTTGGATGTGTGGCTACAAAGATGGCGTAGAGGTTACAGCCTTTACTACAGCAAGTGGCACAGCCAAGGGAGACATGTCAGGATATACAATTACCTTCACTGGTGAAGAGAAAGATAAAGCTTATTTGCTTGACTCAGATGGCGGTGATAACACTTGGCTTAACTTTCCATCAGTAGACGTTATTGCAGGTACATTATAAGTAAATTTGAGCTATCTTTAGCTAATGATTTACTTACTTAAAAATACAGCAGCACAGCTCCTCTACCTTAGTCTAAAGGAAGGGGAGCTTTTGCTTGCTAATCCCTATACGCATTACTTGTTAGAACTAACTAACGAGCAGACTTTAGAAAAGCTTTACGCTATTCCATTACAAATAGCGCAGAATGATAGATATACTACCATTCAAATCGGCACCAATGCCAACACACCAACATCTGCGAGCCTATTAATTAACTACCCAGCGAGATTTAGCTACGTAGTTTACGGGCAGAATAGCAGCACTAACTTAGATCCTACAGATGCTGTTGTGGAAGGGGTAATCCAAATGGGTTATTTAATAGTAGAAGATTTAACTACTCCCCGATTTACAGAGCCTAACCTAACCATAGATTCAGATATAGCCTACAATGGATAAAATTAAACACGCGGCACCTATGTTAGTTAATCTTGGCGCAGCAATGCCACAAGAGGCTAACGAGAAAGAGACTCCTAAAGGATGGGTAACATTAGGTGAGGCTAACTCATTTCCTAATTACTTAATTGATTTATACTATAGCTCACCGGTGCACTCTGCATTAACCATGAGCATAGCTTTCATGATAGCAGGTAAAGAGATTAAGAGTAATAATCCTGCAGCGCAAAGAGAGATAGATAGACTTAAACTAAATAGCATTAGAAGGCCTGTAGCATTGGATGCTAAGATGCAGGGTGGCTACTACTTAGAAATTATTTGGAGCGTAGATAGAAATAGCATAGCAAAGATTAATGAGCTACCTTATGAGAATTGCCGTTTGGCTGTTGCTAATGATGAAGATGTTATACCTGGCATTTATTATTCTAAAGATTGGAATGATATGCGTAAGAAGAAGAACATCCCTGTATTTATCCCGATGTACAATCCTACTTCAAAAGCAGATGAGCCTTCTCAAGTGCTATTTATTGGAGTAATGACACCAGGTAGCGCATACTATCCGAAGCCTGATTACTACAGCGCCATTAATTACATAGAAATCACAAGAGAGATAAGCGAATTTTATAGAGCTTTCTTAAGTAATGGTATGGCACCTTCTTACATGCTCCATTTTAACAATGGTATTCCCGATCCTGAGGAGCAGTTAGCTATCAGAAGGAACTGGGAGACTATGGTAGGTGCGAGAAAAGCAGGTAAGGTAGTATTCACATTTAATGAATCTGCAGATAGAGCACCACGTTTAGACCTTGTGCCTATGACTGATGCAGATAAGCAGTGGCAAGAATTAAGCACTCAGTCAAGAGAGAACATCTTAGCAGCTCATAGAGTTACATCTCCTCTCTTATTTGGTATTCGTGATTCAGGCGGATTAGGTAGCAATGCAGATGAGATGAAGAACGCTTACCGCATATTTAATAAGAACATTATTGAGCCTTATCAAAAAATTATAACTGATAGCTTTGAAGAGATATTTAAGGGTATGGGCATTGTGGCTGATATTTATATTGAGTCTAATGATATTTTCGGTGAGGAAATCACTACGCCAACTGTTGCACAATCTGCAACAACTCAACTTTCTGAAGAAAAAAAAAAGATTAATTTAGAGCCACAAGAAAAGCCTCCAATTTTCACAGATGAAGATGAGAATTGGTGGTGTGAATTCTTAGAAGATAAGGGCGAGATAGTAGATGAGGAGGAGTGGGAATTAATCGAAGCTGAGCCTGTTAATCTTGCATCAGTTAGAAGCTACTCTGATCCTGATAAGCCATCTGAAATGGATAGCGGACTCTATAAAATTAGATACGCATACTCTAAAAATACAAGCGCTCAAAGTAGAAAGTTCTGTAGACAAATGGCTAACGCTGCACGTAATGGATATGTATACCGTTATGAAGATTTACAAGCTATGGAGCCCGATACTAAAGAGCTTAATCCAGGCTTAGCGCAAAGAGGCAGCACTACTTATTCAGTATGGCTTTATAAAGGTGGAGTAAATTGCAAACATGCTTTTGAGCGCAGAGTTTATTTCCGCAAAAGAGAAAAAGGAAAGTTTGTAAAAGATAATGGCTTAGAGTCATCTGATCCTATCTCAGTAGCAAAAGCAATACGTGCAGGAATGCCTTTAAAAGATATAGCTAAAGACTTTGCTACAGCTAATACTCGCCCATTTGATATGCCTGACCAAGGCAGAATTAATCCAATCTAATTAAACACTAATAACATGGCAATAGCACCCGAAATATTATTCATTAACGAGGAATTCTTAAAGAAATACACTCAGCTAAACGAAGCTGTAGATACTAATCTTATTCGCCCTGCAATTTACTTGGCACAGGATAAGTATATTACTTTGTGGTTAGGTACTAACTTAACCAACAAGATTAAGAATGACATAAGCGCAGGTACATTAGCTGGAGTCTATGAGACTCTATTAAATGAATACATTGTAAAGCCAACAGCGTGGTGGACCATGGTAGAGCTTTATCCTATGCTCATGTATAAGCATGATAACGGTAACTTAGTTACTCGCCAATCTGAGAACACTACAGCCATTACTCAAGGTGAGCTATCGAGCTTGAGAGATATGGCACGTGAGAACGCTAACTACTACACTCAACGCTTAGTAGATTACCTTTGTGCCAATAACTCAGACTATCCTGAGTATAGCAATAACACAAGCCCTAATATTACACCTATTCGTGTAGTAAACAGACAGAGCCAAGTTACTTTTAGTAGAAGTATGAACAACAGTGATAGTCCATGGAGCAGATTTAATGTGCGAGACTTTACTAACTAAAATGAAATTAACAAAGGAGCAGCAAACAAGAAAAGACTATGAGCGAAAGCTTAAGGTCTATTTAACTAAACGAGATAAAGAACTTAGAAAGAATGAAAGCACCAACAATAGACGAGCTTAAGGCTCAATTTACAGAGCTAGGCTACAAATGGCCTACTATTCACGTGGTAGGAATCAGAAGTAAGGCCAATATTCCTAACCAATTTGATGACCTCATCGGTTTGGTGCAAGGTAATGAAGTGAAATGGTATACCGGCACAACTAACCCTGGTACATTTTGGCTGAATAATCCTATGAATAGCTTAGGCACAGCAATTCTAAAGTGTGGGCAGTATGTAGATACCTATGTATTAGGCTTGCATAAGGGTAAATACAGCGCATTAGTGCAAGCTAAGAAAGTTACAGTGTATAGAGATGCCGATAAGGATAGCATTGCTGAGGAGCAAGGTAAAGAAGATACAGGCCTATTTGGAATTAACATCCATCGCGCTAATGAATTAACAGAATCTCGCAATATTGACAAGTGGAGCGCAGGATGCCAAGTGCTGAATAGTCCTAAAGATTTCAAAGAGCTTATTCAGGCATGTTTAAAAAGTGGTAAAAAGACATTTACATACACACTACTAAAAGAATCATGAGCAATAATCAGCAGCAGATAGCAGAGGGAGTTACCGGTACAGTTAGCAGCATTTTACTTAGTGTTCCTGCATGGATGTTAGATGTAGAATTTGCACTAAAGATATTTTGCTTATTGCTATCAGCAGCTGCATCTATCTTTACCATCTACAAGATGCGTAAGAAGAGATGAAATGGCTTAAAAGCATATTCAGTAACGAGGGAGATGCAAGCTCTAAACGAGTGGCATCTATCTTAGCGCTAATAGTATGCATTAACTTATCTTATATTGGTACGTTCACTGATTACAAATGCCCCGAATACATGTTCGATGGTCTGCTAATTTTAGCAGGAGGAGGCTTGGGGTTAACAGTTATTGAATCTATCTTTGACAAAAAGAAATCAAATGACACAACAGGCCAAGACACAAATTAAAGCTGCAGCAGTTATAGTAGTAGCACTAACCATCTGCATAACAATTCAGTGCCTTTACATCGCTTTAAAGGACAGTAAGAAAGCTATTCAAGGCTACGAGCGCAGAGCAGATAGAGCAACGCATGTGATAGATAGCTTAGAAGCTACTAACGTGCAGCGTATGCAAGAGATTGCACAACTGAATATGCAGATTGAACATAATACACAAATCTATGAAGCTAACATCAGCGCTATTGATAGCTTGGACCGCAATGGCCTTAAGCGTGCCATGCGT